GCTTCACGCGTACGAGCGCGGTCTCAGGTTCGCACCCTGTCGTGTCGCAACCCATGAGAAACGCGATTGTCCCCGTCGGAGCAATGACGGTCGTCTGTGAATTCCGCACGCCGACGCGCTCTGCGGCGTCCAGGACCTGGTTCCACACTTCGCGCGCCTCGGACCATAGGTGTCCGCAACCACACACCGCTTCAGCGTGGTGCCGCAGGACGCTCATGGCGCTCATGGAGTTCTTCTTCCACGCGTCGAACGCGCCGCGGTCGGCGGCGAGTTTTGTACTTGTCAAGTACGCGTTGCCACATATCACCGCCATCACGCTAGCAATGAGGTCTCGTGCCTCGTCACTGTCGTACGGTATGCCGAGTCCCATCAAAAGTGCCCCCGAATTGGCAATTCCAAGTCCCAGTGGGCGGTGTGCCCGCGTCACCTCGCCGATGCGCGCGGTCGGGTAACTTGAGCGGTCGACGATGATGTCCATGGCAGTGATAGCAATATCGGTGACATGCGCGAGACTGCGAGGGGACGGTTTGCCCGTGGTGCCGTGTGTGAGATTACACAAGTTGAGTGACGCTAGGTTGCACGCCGAGTCGTCGAGGAACATGTACTCAGAACACGGGTTCGACGCGTTGATACGACCACTCGCGTGGCACGTATGCCAAGAGTTGATGGTCGTGTCGAACTGCAGACCAGGGTCTCCACAGTCGTGCGCCGCGGTCGCGATACGCCGTAGTAGTTCACGCGCGGACACCGATTCCAGTTGCGCGTTCGAGACGCGCGCCGTGAGTGACCATGCGTCGTCGCACTCATCGGGCGCCGTGGCGAGCGACATGAACCTGTCGGTCACGCGCACAGAGTGGTTCGCGTTCTGGTACGCCACAGAGTCGTAGGCACCGCCCGGGACGTCGAGACCGCCGTCGTACCCTGCCGCTACCAGCGCACGCGCTTTATTCTCTTCCAGTGACCTGCACTCGACGAAGGCGACGATGTCAGGGTGGTCAGCGTCCAGCAACACCATCTTCGCCGCGCGACGCGTCTTGCCGCCGGACTTTATGGCGCCGGCGAACGAGTCGAACCCGCGCATGAATGATACGGGACCAGAGGCAGTTCCGCCGCCGAAGAGCGGTTCAGACGACCCACGCAGTGGCGAGAGGTTGACGCCAGCGCCAGACCCGTACTTGAACAACATGCCCTCGGTCTTCGCCAGATCGAGGATGGAGTCCATCGAGTCGCTGACCGAGTTGATGAAACACGCGCTGCACTGCGGGTCCTCCTCGACGCCGAGGTTGAACCACACGGGTGAGTTGAACGCGAGCATCTGGTGCAGTAGGGCGTAGACGAGTTCGTCGTAGAAGACTCCCTGGTCTTCATACGAGGCGAAGTACCCATCCTCGTAACCCCACGTCGTGAGGGTACCCACAACACGCTCCACGAGTTGCCGCAGAGACCACTCGCGCTCGGTGGAACCCAGCATACCGCGGAAGTACTTGGACGCGGTGATATTCACAGCGGACTGGGACCACGTACTCGGGAACTCGACCCCGCGCTGTTCGAAGACGACGTCCCCGTCGATATCCAAGATGACAGCGTCACGCATGCTCCACTGTACGGTGTTAAACGGGTCTGCGACTCCGCTCGTGAAGAGTCGCGCGAAGTGCAGTCCGCGCAGTTCAGTGTTCTCTGGCAAGGTTGTTTCCTTTCGGTGAGTAGAAGGTCTATTCTACCACGTCCGGCGCGACTTGCTCGTCACGCGCCGAGTTCGGTGTAGGGTCAGCGCCAGTAAGACCCAGGAGATACCGTACTCGGTTGACGGCAGGGTCACCAGACGCGAGAGGCACCCCCGCTTTCGCCATGGTGGCAAGAGCGTTGACGACGTCCACGACGTCGCGCGACTTTATCTGCTCTACCGCGAGCGCGGGTTTCATGTCCTGCGACCAACCATTGACAGACCACAACGTGTCTAGTAGGTCCGCGTCAAGCACCTCAGCGACGACGTTAAGAGTCGCGTTGACCTGCAGGTGCAGCGACGCCGTGCCGTCCGACGACAGCGCGTACGACCCGGGACCGTTACTGCCGAGCAGTATCTGCTCGATGCCGAGTAGGCGCGCGATTTCGGCCGTGCAGCGCTGTATCGCGGCGGCGACCGCCTCTTGCGACGTCGTACCGCCGCGCAACACGTCGAGGTTCCAATGCGGTACGGTAGTGCCTTTAGGGGGTTCACCGAGCGTGTACACCATGGAGTCCAACAAGACACCCAACCGCGGTCCGCGCAAAGACTGGCGTATGAACTCGCGCACTGGAGACAACGCCTCCTCCCGCTGCTCTGCGGTCATGTCCCCTGAAGCGACCGCAGCGTTTATGGCAGAGAGCGGTGCTCGCGCGACCGGCACACCGCGCAAGTCCGCTTCGAAGGCGTGTGCCTCGAGTTTCTTGTACCTGAAGAGGCGCTCCGCGTCGGGCAGTGCATGTTGGAAAATACCTAGTCCAAACGGACTCGACGTCAGTACGTCGTCGACGGCGTACACGAGTCGCTCACGCGGCAAGAACACCTCGATGCCACTCGGCGTCGACTGCCAAGCGCCCACGACTACACCGTTCTGGTCGACGGACCAGCGGGTCACAGAACTCTGCGGTCTGGGCGCGACGTCGTTGAAGGTCAACCAGTCCTCGTCGTCCGCGCGCCGCAGTATCCACTCCTGCGTGGAAAAACCGTAGAACCTGTAGAGCACAGCGCGCATGACGATTTTGCGCCACTTCGTTTTGGGGTCTTTCATGAGCGCCTGCTGTGCCCTCTTCGCGTATTCCCCGTCTACGTCCGCCTCCGACGCCGCCAATGCCCAACTTGAGGACGCCGCGAGGTCCAAGAACATGCGCACGCCCGTGGCGACTATAGAGACGTCGCGCACGAGGGCGTCGTACGTCTCACGCCCAGAACCGCGGACCTGTCGGTCGGTGACAACCTCGAACGACCGCGACAAGGTAGAGACGTCGTACTCCGTAGCGCCCGTATGACCGAGGGGGCGCTCCCGTTTAAAAAGTCTTGATAGGAAACTCACTGTATCACACCTTGCATAATTGAGGTCCAGTCGGCGGCGGCGGTGGAGTGTTCCGCACGATGTTGGCGTAAGCGCGTGACGCGGCGTCCATGAGATCAGACCTTGCACCGCGCAAGAAGTCTTCTGCCTGGGACAGGAAGTCCTCGTTCCACGCGCCCTCTACCAACAAGACCAACCCGTTCTCCGCCGCTACCGCGAGCGGAAACGCCCTACGCTCCTTGCTACCGCTCTCTACGCTTGACCGCACGTCCGCACCGTTGAAAGGTCCAGCGACTAGCGCGGCGCGCTGTGTCTTCCCCGCTTGTCCGGGGTCCTGCGGGAAGTCTTGTTGCACGCTCGGTCCGTCATGTGTAACGATACCCTTCATCCACGCCTCTCGTGGTCCTGGACTTAGGTGACGTTGAACCGCCGTCTCTATTACTATGAACCCCCCCGGAGTACGCCGCATGAGTACTGCGGCGGTGGCGGCGTCGTTCTCTGACTCGGACGCAGCAAGGTCCCAACCGCGTACGCGCCTTCCTCCCTCGGGCACGTCCCACGGTTTTACCACCTTGAACCAGTCGCGCTTGAACATGCCGCCGCCGCGCGGTACTGGACTCTGCTGCATCTGCCCTGAGACGGCGAAGATACCCCCCCACGACTTCATCTTCTTCTCCAGTCGGTCCACTTCATGACGCGGGAACCGCTCCTCGAACAGCAACTCACCCTCTTCTACCCTCGGGTCCTCGAACTTGTACCCAGGTAGTATTATGGAACACCGCCTGTCCCGCTCGAAGCGCATAGGTAGACACAGGTGCGCGTCATACAACCCGTGGCGTAGTTTATGTCCGGTGACGTCCAAGACATGTGTACGCTGCTGCACGAGGACTTCCGCGCACTTGTCGTCGTTCTTGCGCGTGGGCAGTACTTCGGTGACGAACTGGAGCGCGCGGTGTAACCCAGCAAGACTGTCCACCTGGTCCGTGCGGTTTGGGTCGTCGAGCAGTATTCTATCACCGCGCTGACCCATGACCTGTCCACCGATAGACGTGGCGATGCGGAACCCTGTGCTCGCTGTACCTATCAAATCGACGCTCTGCTGCCCCGGAATAGGTAGACACGCGGGTGGTAATTCCGACTCCTCTGTCCAATCGTCCGGGTCGCAGCGCACACCGTCGCGCACGGCGCCTGTACCCCACGCTTCCTGGAACACGTCGCTGTTTACGATGGTACGGACCCGCTTGTTATCACGTCGTGTCAAGTCATGACTGTAACTCGCCGTGACGTAGCGTTTCCAAGGTTCACCCCGAGGTCCCCATTCCCAACACGTAAAGAGCGCGAACAGGAACGACTTGCCAGTACCGGGCGGGACGTTCATGATGCCGTCCAATATATGGCCCATATGTACTGCTTCCATGAACTCGCACATCGCCCCGATTGACCAGTTCCTCACGAACTCGCGTTTCGGCTCGAGTATGGACCACATCGCTGCCCAGAACTCAATCAATCGACGTCGCGCCCACTCATTACGCAACAAGTCGCCAGAACGGCGCGCTTGGTCTATCGTGCGCTGTGCCTCTAGCGTCAGTCTCCGCATTTACCACTCGCCTTCGCGAGGAGGCGCTCTAGCGTCGCCAACTCGTCGTCAGACAAGAGGTCGAAACGCAGCGGTTGAGGCGCCTCGTCCTCGTCCTCGCTTTTGGCATTATCCTGCGCAGACTTCGCGTACGTAGCAGGGTCGACCGATATCAAGTACCGCTCGAGTAACCTCGGTTCGAACACCCGCGAGGTGGCAAATTTAGGAGTACCATCATCGTTCAGCAGTACTGCCCCTGATTCTACGTCGCGCAACGGTACCCGCTCCCCGCGGTAAATCACCGGTTCGTCCCACCCAATCACACCACGATCGTAGAGCGCCGCCTCGGCGGTTGAAATGTAGTGGTCTAACGCGTCCGTTAAGCGCTGGGAAAACTCCTTGTCGCCGCGCCGCGCTGCCCGGACCTCAGACAACGAGACTTTCGCCTGGACACACGCGACGCGTAGCGTCGGTGAAGACTTGGCGGCGTCGACT